GTACAAATTGACACTAGTAAGTATGTTAATGTTGACACAGGAGAAATACTAGAGTCAGAAGTAAGCAAACAAAAAGTATCTGTCACAGTAACTAAAGAAGGAGACTTCGTCGTCATCACCTCAGATGATTTTGTTATATTAGATTCTAAAACTGTTAAATACTTAAACACAGTTTTGTCCAAGACAGAAATGTCTAACCTCTTACTAATGGCACAGGATTTAAAAACCTCCCTCAACATCATCTACAATGGGCCCATCCCACACACTAATGATTCTCTCCAGGAATTTTTAGGCTATTCTTCGAAAGCTATGTTTCTTAAACTTCTAAAATCGCTTATGCATCACGGAGTAGTTTACCAAATTAAAGGCAGAATAATGGGAGAGATACGAGTTATCTACATGCTTAATCCTTTTGTAGCACGTAAGCGCAAAACAATTGACAAGCAAGTATTCGATATATTTAAACCTTTCATCTCTTAAATATAAATTTTTTATAATATTTAATTATTTTTTGTTAGATATTATAAAATGATTATATTTGTCCCATGATCTACGTACCGCTAGACACTAAAGACAGCATTTTACTCCTATCTAATGATAAGAGTTTCCATGCACTGTATCATATTATGATGCAAATGTCCATAGATGATAATGTTTGGTACGCAGATAAAATTAACAAAGGAGATATAGCTTTTAAACTTCAATGCTCTTTACCTGCTTTGGAAAAGATGATAGCCTCATTAAAAGATCGTGGTTTATTACTAACGATTTCAAGAGGGAAGTATAAGTTATCTTCATTGTTATTAGAAGACTACTAATGGAAGTTGGAGAACTAACGTCTAAGAATTTAGACACAATTATTAACAGGCTATGGGCCTTGGAATTAAGATTCGAAAAATACTGTAGACAGCACGGTAAATTTTTTGATTCTGAAATTTTACTAGGCCCTAACCAAATTACACTTAAATGTTTTATTAAAGATGGGAACAACGGAGAAACTAAATGTAGTTAAGGAGATACTTGCTACAAGCTTTATGCTAGCAACAGAAAAATCTGCAGCTCAAGGTCTGCAGTTTGCATACAAATCTTATCCAGTAGAAGAAAAGGACTCAGAAGGAATTGTCACTATGAGAGCTTGGCACTTTGATTTTTTAGTTAAAGAGTTAGGCTATGGAGAACATGTGATACAGCAATTGAGATTTGGCAGGCCTAATAACATTGACGCTAAAAATATGGAATACCATGTGTGTGTTGAAGCTATTGCAGCTATTACCCAAGGAGCTTTAACTACTTGGTATGAAGTAGGAAAAATGCTAGCAGCTGATAAAGAACTACAAAAAGACGTAATCGATGAAGCAAAGAAAGATAATATCTCTTCCTTCGAATCCGAGTAAGATATACAAACAAATCTTAGCTTTTATGAATTTCATGCTAAACCTCACGCCTCAAGAGCGTGATGTTTTAGCTGAGATCATAAGGCTAGATAATGAATACAGCATGCTTCCTGAAGATAAGCGTGCTAAGTTTATCTTATCTACAGATATGCGAAAGGAAATAAGAGAGTTGGTAAAAACCGAAGAGAAACAGTTTAATGTTTTAATTTCTAGATTAAAAAAGAAACTATTATTTAATCGTCCTTTGCTAGACGACAATAATATCTTACATCCTGAATTAAGATACAAGCCTGATTCTGAAGGATTCAAAATAGAAATTAATTTCGTAATGACATCTGTGCAACCTCAGCCTGCACAGGAACCTGCGTTTACTGATAAGCTTGGCGAAGAAATAGTTAATCAACAAGCTCAAGCAGTAGAAAACTTTGTGATATCTGGGGAACCATCCGCGCCACCCGTAGAATACAAACACGATGCGGCCCAAGCACCAGTAATTGAGGAAGAAGATTTCGATATTACTATTGAATTACCAGAATGATCAGACAGCGAGAAATATTGATATCATTAGCAGAGCGCCACGGGATTACTATAGGGCAGGCAGAAGAAATTTGGAATTTACTAGGAGGAAAAATAGCTGAGGTTATTTCTTCTCCAAAAAAAGATGATGAGGGTCAATTTATTTTAGATAAGTTTGACACTATTCATATAGATAACTTTGGTAAGTTTATACCTAATAAGCGCAAGATAAATTATGCCAATCATTGTATTAAATTAAAACAACAAAAATGAATATTACATTAGAGATAATAGCAATGGAAGGAAAACTTTTAAAATCTCCGCAGTCTGCTACATTTTATTCTATTGATAACATTACTCCTGTACCTGGAGGAAAGTCTGCAATTATTATGTCAGGAAGTAGAGAATATATTGCTTCTTGTAGTTACGAAGAACTTTGGGAAAAACTAAAGAGACACAATGAAAGCACTCCACGATAATAATTTTTGGACTTTTAACGCTGAGTTAATAGTCTTAGAAGAATTCCATAAGTTTTATGAAGATGATAAATCTAAAGACAAAGAAGATAGCTCACGTACTATGTGGGCTGTCCACTATGCTTTTCATCCAGAGTCTAAATTTTTTAATCTTCCAAACAAACTAGATATCTTAGCAAAAGATTTTTTAAAGAAACCAAATTTTAAATGGAGTTCTATACAACCGCTGATAGACACATTTAAGTCTTTAGTACTATCCGACGTCGAGCGAGCGTTGATTACATGGAACGAAATTATGATGATGAGAGATAATTCTTTAAAAGAATTGTATAAATTAGCAATCAGTCAATCTGACACAGATGAATTGGTTAAACTAGATAAAATGCTAAGTAACACTCCTAAGATGTTCGAAGATTATAAAAAAATCAAGAAGGATTACGATGAAGAGAAAGTCACTAAAAAGGGCAAGTCTATCGCCTCTTTATCTGACTCAGGTGAGATTTAAAAGTAAAAAGATGAGTCTAATCAAAAATATTTGGGAAAATAAAGCGGCTATTATTAAAGGCGCGACTAATAATATTATTAGAACTAAAGCTATAGAAGATTTGGCTAAAGCAAGATTAGATATCTGTGATGCTTGTCCAAATAAATCTACAGATTGCGCAGCTTTGATATCTACTTGCTGTGCTTTATGTGGTTGTTCCTTAGCATGGAAAACTAGAGTACCAGAACAATCCTGCCCTGGAGGAAGATGGCCAGGTTTAAAAATACAAGATGATAATAGAGAACTCTAATTTTAGATTAAAAGAAATACCTAACTTTCATCCAGAATTAGAATATTACGAGCGCGTAGGATTTTGGAAAGAAGAGAAGCGTAAATGCATAGAAGGATATTGGGTCTCAGGCAAATGGATGTCGGGACCTTTGTACTATTATATCAATTTCCATAATATTCAGTTTGAAGATGACACATCTGTAGCCCAAGCATTTGGTCTGCCGTTTCTTCGCGACATAGATTGGGAGTTGTTTCTTATCTATGAAGAATGCCGTGGTTTCTCAGGCTTTGAGTTAGATACTACATTTACTTGTGATCGTAAATATGGACCTGAAAAAGAATTGGCTATTAAGTTAAAACGTATCACAGAATCAGACGCAGCTAAGTTAACTTACATTCCTGCTAGAGAATATTTGAGAAAGAACCATGGTAAGAATTTTGGCAAGCCACTATACAAAAATTCTGCTCAACATTTTATGAGTATCCAAGCGCGGGGATCTGGTAAGAGTTACTCGACTTCAGCAATTGTTGCCCATAACTTTTTGTTCGACGGCGCCACTGATTATGATGATTATCTAGAGCGACGTAAATTAAAACAATTTACCTCATCTGAAAGTATCATAGGCGCAATCGATACTAAATACACTGAGCCATTAGTAGCCAAAGTAAAGACAGCTTTCGAGTTATTACCTGGAGTATTCCAGTCAGGTGATGATAAATATCCATCACCTTTATTTATGAACTTTTCAGGTTCATTAGCTTCTAACAAATACATCACGTCAGATTTATCTAAATCTAAATTATATCACAGAACCTTTAAAGATAATCCTCTAGCAGCCAATGGTACTCGTGCCAACTTAGTTGCACTAGATGAGGTCGGATTTATGTATAATATAAAAGAATCTTGGGGAGCGATCGAAGCTATCCAAGCATCCAAAGCTAAAAAGAATCTTGTAATATGGGCCCTAGGAACAGGAGGATTAGTATCTGGACGCGCGGCTTTATACGCCGAAAGTATATTTAGAAATCCACAAGATTATAATTGCGTACAGTTTGATGATATTTGGGAACACCGTGGAAAAATAGGATACTTTGTGCCGTATTCTAAAACTCTTAATGAGTTTAAAACAGGTCCTAATCTAGATACAGATATGGATCTAGCTACAATGTTTATTGAGAATAAACGACAAATAGCTAAGAAATCATCTGACCCTACTGTATATCAAACAGAAATTATTAACGGCCCAATGGTGCCGTCCGAAGCATTCTTAATTCTTGAGGGCGCATTCTTTCCTACGCTGCAATTGAAAGAACAGCTAGCTGAAGTAGAAGGAGGTAAATATGCTAAATACACTGAAGCTAGTTTTAAAGGCCACATTAGTTTTAACGAACAAAACGAGCCTGAGTTTTACACAGAACAAGATATTCAACCTATAAGAAAATTCCCTCTATCTCGTAATGATGAAAAAAGAGGCTGTATTGAAGTATGGGTTAAGCCACAAAAAAATCCTGAAGGAGTTATACCACGCGGTGTGTACATTGCGGGCATCGACGTTGTGGATAAGGACAAGTCTACTACTGACTCGCTACCTAGTATTTTAATAATGAATAGGTTAACTCGTCAAATAGTAGCAGAGTACACAGGCAGAACCAGCGAAGCAAAAGATTTCTATGAAGTATGTAGAAAAATGTTGCTGTATTATAATGCAGTAGGTATGTATGAAAAAAACCTTATTGGTTTATACAATCACTTTGATCAAAACAAATGTACATATCTTCTTGCAGAAACGCCATATCAGTTACGATCGGTAGATACTTATCGTGCGGGAACTAATACTTCAAAAGGTATTAACGCTTCTGGAGCAGTTAATGCAGAAGCACGTAATATGATTAAATCTTGGTTACAAGAAAGAATTTCTGTAACTTCCGAGATTAGAGTATACGAAACTATTTATTCACCTGCATTGTTAACTGAATTAATTATGTGGAACCCTGACGGAAACTTTGATAGAGTGAGTGCATTAGGCATGTTAATGTGGTTAGATTCTACTATGTACAAAGAAGTAACTCAAAAAATAGAACAAGTTAAAACTTTTTTAGATGACCCTTACTGGGACAAAATGGGGGTATTAAAAAAGAAACAAGTAGGTACAATAGATTCAAATTTTTATTCATAGATTTGTCTTTTAAATAAAATTTTATTATGAGCTCTCCTGTAAAAATGCAAGGTTATATCAGTTTCCCAAGACAGAAACTGCCTGACTCACAAAAAGATGATAACTGGTATAAAAAGAATATAGACTTTGCAGAGCATTTACTTACCTCAGATGTTAATCTGCGCTCTAATTTTAAAAACAAAAAAGCTAATTATAATCTCAGAGCTAATATTATAAACGTAAAAGACTTTGAGAAATATATTAATCCAGATAATCTAGACTTAGAATCTCTTCCTGCTAGCTTTCAACATATAGGAATAGAAAACTCTAAGATTAATTTATTACTAGGAGAGTACGCTACTAGAAAAAAAGAATTTAAAGCGTACATCTCATCTAATGATTCCGAAGCAATATCTCGGAAAGAGCAGCAATTAATGGAACAAGTTAAAGCTGAGGTAACAGGGATTATAAACGCTACTTCTATTTCTGAAGAAGAAATTCAAAAAAGACTCAAAGCTTTACAGCATTATCAAACTTATGAATTCCAGGATGTAGCAGAAATAGTTGCTAATAAAATTTTAAAGAAAGAATACAAAGAAGGAGACTTTGATTTCTTATTCCTGAGAACATTTGAAGATTTACTAGTTGGAGGAGAAGAAATTATGTATTGTGGCGTATTGGGCGGTAACCCAGTAATGCGCCGAGTTAATCCGATGAATCTTTATACAATGGGAGGAAACTCCATGTATATAGATGATGCGGATATCATTGTAGAATATGGCTATAAATCTGTTGGACAAGTAATCGATGATTATTGGGATACTCTAAGTCCAGAAGATGTAGACTTTTTAGAGCGAGGTAAAGTCGATGCTTCCATGGGAGGCGGAGGTATAGGCCTTAATCGTGACGTTTCTATTTATGATTATTACGGCGAACAAGGAGCGCTTAGTATATTCCATCCTAATGAGATGGGAACTAGAACTTTTGCAGGAGCATTTGATACTTACGGCAACGTGCGAGTATTAAAAGTATGTTGGAGATCTAGAAGAAAAATTGGAGAATTAACTTATTTTGATGAAGAAGGACAGGAGCAAAAAGATTGGGTACCTGAAGATTATAAACCTAAAAAAGAACTTGGTGAAGTAGTTAAATGGATATGGGTAAATGAATGGATGGAAGGTACTAAAATTGCTGATCATATTTACACGATGATGAGACCTTTACCTTATGCATCTAAATCTTTGATTAATAAATCTAAAGGGACCCCGCCATACATAGGATCTGTTAACTCCACCAACGATTACAAAGTCCAATCTCTTATGGACATTATGAAACCTCTTGCTTATTCTTACGATATTGCGTATTATAAAAGAGAATTAGAAATTGCTACCTATAAGGGGTCCTTTACTGCATTAAACTCTTCTTTAGTTCCATCAGGTTGGGATCCTAAAGAATGGATGAGGTATGTGACTATTAATAAGTTTGCTTGGTTAGATCCTACTAATGAGATATTAAAAGGACCATCTCAAGGTAAATCAGCAGGTTCATTTAATACTCTTACCGCACAACAAGTTCCAGTAGGTGATCCTAATGCTATAGGCATGTACACTAATTTATTAGTAGACATTGAAAATACTTTAGGAAAACTTGCAGGCGTATCAGGTGCGCGAGAGGGTGAAATCAGTAATCGTCAAGCAGTAGGTAATACTAATACTGAGATGACTCAGTCGGCTAACATTACTGAAAAATGGTTTGCTATAGATGCCAACTTCCGTAAGAGAGTACTTACTAAATTCTTAGAATGTTGTAAATATGCATACAAACTAAACCCACGTAAGGGACAATTTTTATTGGACGACATGGGCCAGCAAATTATTGGAAAACTAGATGAGTTCGTTTCTACAGAATATGACCTACACGTGTCTAACTCTACTAATGACCAGCAACTGTACAATGACTTGCGTACACTTTCACAAGCAGCTATACAAAACGGCCAAGCTACGATCAGCGATCTTATTGCAATTTCTCAATCCGAATCTGTACAAGACATCGCTAAAAGACTTCAGGATTCTGCAAAAAGAATTAAGGAAGAAAAAGATGCTATGGAAAAAGAGCGTATGGAGCGAGAAAGTAAAGCGGCAGAAGCAGCAAATCAAACAGCTCAACAAAAACTGCAATTTGAAATGCAAAAACATCAAGATGATGTCAATATCAAACGTGAGCAAATTCAAGCAGATTTAGAAATCGCTAGAATGAAAGAAGCGGGTAATGCAGCTAGACATATATCCAGCAGTATGGATGCCACACAGGAAAGAGTTGATACTGATAAAAACGGTATAGACGATTTCTTAGATTTACGACGCACAGACGTAGATGAAAATTATAAAAACAACCAAGTAAGAATTGCTGAAGAAAAACTAGCAGAGACTGAAAGAGCTAACAAAGAACGTGAAGCTATTCAGAGAGAAGCTTTAGCAGTTCAAAGGTCTAAAGCTTCAGATTAAGCTATAGCACTATAGCAAAATAATAAAGAATTTTTAGACCACATATAAATTTATTTTTAATATTGTAACCAATTAACGACAGCAAAATGAGTGAAGAACTATTTGACGGACTACAAATTATGTCCCCAGATGAATTAAATGCAGCAGTTACTGCAGCAGATACATCTGAAGAAAACAAAGACAAAAATCCTCCAGCAGGAGAATCTGGAGAATTTGAGTTTAAACCTGTGACAACGGAAACAGGAGATGGAGCCTACGAAAACAACAATGGCGCATCAACAAAAGATACTGGAGCTAATTCTGGAGAAGGAGAAAACAAAAACGAAGCAGTTTATAAAGCTTTAATGAAGGAATTAGTGACGGCAGGAATTCTAACAGCTGCGGAGGCTGAAAAATTAGATGAACTGCCAGGAAATTTAGATACTATTAAAGAATTAGTAAATAAAACAGTACAAACTAATTTCAAGCATGCTGAAGAAAACTGGAGAAAAAGTCTACCAGCTGCTAAAAAGCGATTCTTAGAAATAGAAGATGCTTTTGATGAAACTGATCAAGCCATACTGATGGCACAGAGATTAGAGTTCTTTGACAACCTAAATGTAGAAGATGTTAAAACTAACGTAGATCTACAAAAGCAAATTTACTTTGAGCAATTAAAGTCTAAAAACTTTACTGACGAAGATGCCATAGAAGCTATTAATGATGCAGAAGCAGCTGGTAAGCTAGCAAACAAAGCATTAAAAGCAGTTCCTGAATTAAAAGCAGAATCAGAAGCAATAGTACAGGAATCTAGAGTTGCTAAAGAAAATAAGACTAAAGCGGAAATTGCCGCTCAAACAAAAGCTTTTGAAAATTTGCTAACAAACATCGATAGTAGAGAATCATTTATCGACGGATTAAATCTAAATAAGGTATCTAAAGATAAATTGAAATCTAACATTTTAAATCCTGTTTATGTAGATCCACAAACAGGAAAAGAATTAAATTCTTTGATGTATAAGCAACAAAGAAATCCTGTAGAATTTGAAATGTTAATTAACTACTATGATACATTAGGGCTATTTAATTTAGATAATAAGGGCAATTTTAAACCTGATATTTCTAAATTAAAAACTATAGCAAAAACTACTGCAATTAATGAACTTGATAAAATAATTGCAGCAGAGGATAGAAGAGTAGGTCGCAATACTGCAGTCGAAACTTCTAAGAAAACAGAGAGTGCATTAAACTTGCTTGAGAGAGCATTTAAGGATAAATAAATATATACCGTCTAACAATTAATTAAAAAAACAAAATGGCTCAATTACTTCCATTACAAAGGTACGAAGCTAAAGATTACAATGGTTTGGTTACAGATAACCACTTCCATTCTTTGTATCAACAAAAACCACAGTTGATTAGCAATGTGATTAAACAAATCTACAAAACTAATCTTCAAGGTAAATTACGTGAATTCGTAGATCGTTTCCCTGTTAAAGAGGTAGAACAAGAGAACGGATTCTATAACTGGATGTTGCAAGGTCAACACGACAAAAACTTGCCTCTAGTTGACGCTGAGACAATTTCTGGTGCTACTATTTCTGCGGGAACTTTCCCAGCAAACGTAGGAGCAAACGGTGAGCGTTTCTATTTAATTTTTGACGAACCGTTGTTTGAAGAAACAAACGTGTTACGTGGAGAAGTTGATGACTATCATTTATTAGTTAAAAAGGCTATGGATGCTGGTTCTCGTTACAAAGTTGAGGTTGAATTAGTAACTGACAACAATACTAAATCTGTTCCTTCTGAGGAATTAGCTATCGGTACTCGTTGGTCTAAGTTTTACTCTTTGTCTCCTTCAACATTGTCTTACCAAGGTGCTAAGCCTTACTTTACATCTCCTTGGAGAATGGAAAACCGTCCATCTACATTGAGAATGGAATATGAAGTAGCAGGTAACACAATCAACAAAGGTAAAAACGAACCATTAGAGTTTGGTTTTGCTTACAAAGGACAACAAGAATCTATCTGGATTAACTACCAAGATATGGTAGCTCACCACCAGTGTGAAGAAATGTTTGCTCGTATGTTGATGTACGGTAAGAAAAACTGGACAGCTGACCATAAGTACCTAAACAAAGATGACAAGACTAAATATGCTATCGAGTCTGGTTCAGGTTTCTTCGAGCAAATTGCTCCATCTAATGTTCATTACTATAACACTTATGACCTTGATTGGCATTTAGAGTTATTGTTAGACATGGGTGTTGGTAAAATCGAGCGCGGCAAACGAGTTATCCACTTGTTAACAGGTGAATTCGGAGCTATCGAGATTTCTAAACAAATCCAAGCTAAACAAGGTTCAGGTAAATTTACTGTTATCTCTGATAAATTCTTATACAAAGATACAGATCCAGGAAATCTTGGAGGTAAAAACACTAAAGGCGCTATTGAGCCTCAGTGGAATGTGTACGAGTGGTACAACGGAGTTGTTATCATGGTTGAGATCGTTGATTTCTTCGATGATGATGTTTACTTCCCACAACGTCACCCAGATGGAAAAGGTATCGTAGAATCTCACAGAATCCTTGCTTTGGATTACGGAGACAATGCAGGTATCTACCGAGTTAAACCAAAAGGAGTTCCAGATTACAACTGGGCATACATCTCAGGTATGAGAGATCCTTTCTCTCCTGCAGGTAAAGGTTCACCAAAAATGGTAGCTTCGCGTGTAGACGGTTATGAAGTACACTTCCAAAAATGGGGTGGATTGATGATCGAAGACCCAACTAAAGTTGTAGACTTGAGACTTTCTATTGAAAGATAATCAAACTAAAAGGATGGTACCCAGAGAGTTGAAAGCCTCTGGGGCCATTTTTTAAAGCGGAAAATTAATAATTAAAGACAGCAAAAAAATGGAAACAGCAGAAAAAGAAAAAGTGGTTTACGGAACTTTTCTACAAGACAGAATCGTAACAGTAAAACCAGTAGAGTCATCAGGTAAATGGAGCACTCTATTAGTACAAGGACAGGATCGTAAGAAAGATCCTTTTATGTACAATAAAGTTAAACGAAGTTATCAGGTGCCTTTAAATAGCGAAGCCAGAGGTGGCGGAGTTAAAGTAATTTTGGATGATCAAAAAAGAATTAAAATCCAAAAGTACATGGAGTCACATCCAACAGGTATGACTCAAAAAGAGTTCTTTGAAAAAGAGTTAGGCGTAGATTTAAACCCTACACTTCCTTCAGATAAAAATTTCTGGAGAAGTGATCGCCGAGGTAGAGTAATTCTTACAAAAGAAGGAATTACATTAAATTTGAATCATGCATTAGATATGTTAAAATATTTAATCTTGATATCAAACAAGATGTTAATTTCTCCTTCTTACGATGAAAGAACTTTAAAAGCTACTTATGAGTTTATGATTGTTGACGAACATAAAGTAATCAATCAAAAACTTGAAGAAGCGGAACTTAAAGCCGAAGCTTATGTTAAATTTGCTGAAATTACAAACAGCAAAAAAGCTACAATCGGATTTATTAAGTCTCTTGGACGAACTATTCCTGCAACTGCAATGTCAGATGAAAAATGGTTGAAAAA